TTAGGAATATGTAACCTATGCTACACAATAATGCTGGCCTGAAAGAACAGTGCCTGAAGGCCAGGGAGAGTGCCTTATATCCCAGGCGTAAACGCCTGGGGTCTACGGCACCTGGACGCTAGGAGGCGACCGTGCCCCCACGCACCACCGTCGATGACGTACGCCTCATCTGTCCGACCACAGCGACGGACGCGCAGGTGCAGCAGTGTATCGACATGGCGTCCATCATGGTCGACACGTATCTGCTCCCGACCGGGACGCCAGAGCCGATGCTCGCGACGATTGAAACGTACCTCGCCGCCGACAACGTCTGCCTGATCGACCCGCGCGCCACGGACATCGGCGACGGCGATACGCGCGTCTCGCTGCAACGGAGCAAGGACGCACGGCCCTATTTGGACCGTGCGGTCGCCCTCGACAGCAGTGGCACGCTGGCGACGCTGGGCACACGCAAGCGGACAGTGATCAAGTTGTACTGAGGTGCGTCTATGCTCTCCCAGATGGCCATGGATAAACTGGCGCAGCACGCAGTCGCGATGTACGGCGACCTCATGGAGCTGCTCACCTACCGCAACCGTCGCGCGCCGAACGCCACACCGGTGGTGTATACGGACGTGCCGGCGCGCCTCAAGCACTTTCGCGCCAGCGAGATCGACCTGGAGCAGATCCTGCGCAATGACCTGGAGTGCCGCATCCAGACGGCGCTCGTCACGTGGATGCCGACGCGCTACGACGACGTTGACCGCGCGGACGGCACGACGTGGCAGGTGCTCAACATCCTGGGTGGGGTCGGACATCCCTGGTGGAAACTCCAGGTGAGGCAGGTGGGCTAAGCCATGGCTCAACCGTTCATCACGTACAAGCTCACGGTCCCGAACATCCCGATCCTGCACGCCGAGCAGAGCCGGGAGATCCTCTTTCGCGAGGCCACGCTCGCCGTACGCGCCATCGTCGAAGACGTCGCCAGCGAAGCGCGGCAGCGCACGCCCGTAAGTACCGGTGTGCTCCGCGCCAGTATCGCCACCGACGTGACCACCGGCACCTCGCTCAGTGCCGCCATCCGAGGCACGGTCTTTACGGGGGCTCAGGCACCCTACGCGCCGTATGTGGAAGAGGGGACGGCGCCGCACTGGGCCCCCATTGGGCCGCTGCTCCTGTGGGCGAGACGGGTGCTCGGCAACGAGCGCGCGGCCTACGCCGTGCAGCGGGCGATCGCCCGGCGGGGCACACGTGGGCGGCACATGTTTCGTGGCGCGATCGCTGCGGTCGCGCCGAGAGCGCAGGGGGTGTTTGCGCAGGCGATGCAGCGCGCGGCCAGGCTGCTCCAGGGGGGGGGTTAGCGTCGGTCGCGCATTTCACGCAGGATACGGGCCAGCGTGACGGTGGCATAGATGGCGTAGCCAAACAGGCCAGCCGTGAGAACCAGGCCAATCGCTTGCAGGTGATAGATGTCGAGGAGTGCGGTATGGAGTTCTGGGGTCATGCGCTCCTCCTCAGCAGTTCGGCAGTTTGCGCGACAATGGCCTGCGAGGTGGCGTGCATGTCCGCCAGCGCCTTGCGGGTTTCGTCATGCCGAGCATCGAGGCGCCTGGCCAGACGCCACCAGACGAGGCACAGGGCGCTCAGATAGAGAAGCGCACCGGCGACAGTCGTGGTAAAGGTGATCTGCTGATTCTGGGCAATGGTATTGAGGGATGCGAGCAGTTGCGGATCCATTGGGCACCTCTCTACAGGTGTGAGTGATAGGGCCTGACCTGGTAGAGCACGTCAACGCGGGAGCGACCCGCTGACCCTACCACAGGCAGAGTGTACCACAGCAGTACACAGAAATTGTACCTCGTATATTGTGCCCTATGCTAGGGATATGCGCTATGCACCTCCGCTGCTTCGTCGCAGACACACCCATACTGGAGATCCTCGCCGAGCCCCAGGACCTCCCCAGCGTCGGCGACGCCTGCGTCCTGCCATTGCCGGACGGTATGCAGCGTTTTCGCGTGCGGCGTCTCGTGCGCAGGTACGGCTTTGCGCGCGTGCTCGCTGGGATGGATCGCCTGCATCTGGAGCGCGTCGATCTCCTGCTCGAAGAGGAAGGGGAGGGCGACGACGATGGCATTGAGTGACATCATGCAGGCCCTGCTGACGCCGCTCCAGGCCATTCCTGACATCGGCCACGTCTACCCCTACGACCGTCTCGCCCTTGAGCCGACGGTGCTGAACGGTGTCATGGGACCACTGCCCTCGCTGCGCTTCTGGTGCCTGTCGCGGGCCGGTACCGCCGAAGTCTGGCGCGGCAACGCGAGCGTCGAGCGGTTGCACCGGCTGCGTCTGCGGGGCTACCTGGCGCTGGACGACCCGCACGCCTCAGAGCGCGTGTATCAGGACCTGGTGGATGCGGTGCAGGGCGCGTTAGCCAGTGTGGTCACTGTGCCCGGCAGTGCCGAGTACCTCACCGCCCCAACACTTGAGAGACAGGAACCACGTCGGTTGGCCGATACCGTGGACGTCCACTTCAGTGAGACATTCATCGTCGCGTCGGAGTACCTGCAGGTCACCGTACAGGAGGTGCCTGACGATACGATCACGACCTATCGCGCTCTGGGCGACTGGCTGACGGCGCAGCTCGCGACGATTCCGCAGGTCGGCCTGGTGCATCCCTACGAACGCCTGACGGTGGAACCGGATCTCGCGTCTGGCGTGTTCGGCGATCCCCAGGCGTTGCGGGCCTGGACGCTGACGCGCGAGAGCGTGCAGCAGGAGCGGGCACCTGGCCTGGAAAGCCGCGGACAGGAGCGGCTTACTCTGCGCGGCTTTCTCAGCGTCGACGATATAGCGGCGAGTGAGCTGGTCTTTCAGGCGCTGCTCGAAGACGTCGCCGCGCTACTCAGGCCGGTGCATACGGTGGGGGTGTTTGACCGGGTGGGACCACTGCAGATAGAACAAGTAGCCCATAGCCGGGTTGGACAGACGCACCTCTGTCACTTCGCACAATGCGCCTGGCCAGTTGAGGCGTTCGCACTGGCGCTGAGTGCGCCCTAGGAGAGCCGCATGGCCGCACCATCGGTAACAAGCATAGGGTATCTTACTAGGATCGGATTAGCCGAAGAGATTCCTTACGGAATTCCGGCCCTCGCTACGCAGGTTCTCCCAAGCATCAGCGAGTCGCTCAACGATGTCTACGCGGAAATACCTGATGAGTCGCTCCAAGGGAGTCCCGTCTACGGCACGCCAGAGCAAGGAAATTTTAGTGCTACTGGGGATCTTGTGGTCCCGATGCGTTATGCCAATGAGTGGGTCTTGCTCAAGCATTTCTTTGGCGCGTTCGCAGCAGGCCGCTACGACCTGGTCGATAGTCTGCAAGGTCTTGGCATCACGATTAGTATCGACAAGCAAGTGCTCGGGGTCTGGGATTACAGCGGGAGCAAGGCGACCCAGATCCAGTGGACGTCCAACGCCGACGGCGTGATCCTCACTACCAGCGTCATCCCTGGCGGCTTGCAGCTGAACTCGACGCTCAACACCCATGCGCACCTGGTCACCCTCCTCCAGGACTCTCGGCGGCTCCTCCATCACCATCTCAAGCTCTGGGTTGGTACCCAGGATCACGCGCTGACGGAGGCAGACGATCTGTGCTGTAGCGAGTTGACGTTGACGATGGCCAGACCAATGGCGATCGATTATACGAACTGCAGTCAGAATCCGATGGAGCCCATCGAGAACGCCTTCTTGACCTTTCGCCTGGCCATCACGTTCCCCAGGTTCAGAACGGAAGAGGAGGCGATCATCGGCTGGCGTCAGGACTATACGCAGCTCCAGGCACGGCTCACGTACACCCATCCCACCACCGGCCAGACGAAGACGCTGGTGATCCCGAACCTGACGTTCGTCACGGCGACCGCGCCGACGGCGGGCCCCGGGCCGCGCGTGCTCACGACCGAGGCGTCGATTACGCGCGGGGGCTCGACGACGACCAGCGTGCAGATCGCCATTGCGAGTAATGTGGTGACGATCACTGGAGGGACGTTTCCGGTGGTGGCGCCTGGTGCCCAGGTGACCATTAGTGGCGCGGCCACACCGGGCAACAATGGCACGTTCGAGGCGACCGCCTGGACGCCGACGTCGATCACCCTGACGACGCCGCCGGTGCTGACGGATGAGGTGGCTGGCGCGAGCATCACGGTGAGCAGCGCCAATCCGGTCGTCTATCTCCTGGAGACTTAGTGCCATGCCGTCTGGCGATCTGCGCGGCCTGGCGCTCGGGCTCGGCCTCTTTCGCTGGGGCCGCGGTACCTACGTGCCACCGGCCTACGTGCCGACGCTGGCGATCGGCACGCAGACGCTGGCGGGCTTCGCGCACGAATCGGCCACGGACGGCGCGCAGTGGCCGGCGGCTTCTCCGGCGCTCATGCGCCAGATCTGGCCGATCCTCAGTGCCGACTTTGACGCCGGGGTGCAGCAGACTCCCGTCGTTACCCGGGCGCGCGCGCTCGGGCCACAGGCGCTTGACGTGGTGGCGCGCGCACCGAGCGTGCGTATCGCCTTTCGCTGGCGCTATCAGGGGCTGGAGGCCCTGCTGGCGTGTGCCATGGGGTACATGCCAGCAGGGCTGCCGACGTCGCTCGGTGGTGGCGCGTACCGGCACCTGTACGAACTCAGTACGGACCTGGCGTCGGAGCCCTGGCCGGAACTCGACGCGCAGCCGCAGGCGACCCGGCTGGTGCGGCGGGGCACGTTTGCCGCCTGGCGGCAGGTGAGCGTGTGGGAGCTGAAGAGCGGTATGGTGCAGTCGCTGGCGCTCGTGAGCGATGGCCTGACGGTGAGCGGCGAGGTGGTCCTGGTCGGGGACTCGCTGTCTCGGAGCTCCGCCGTCAATACGGTGCATGTCATGCAGGCCCTGCCACCATACGGCTGGCCGCTCGTGAGCGTGCGCCATGGGCGCTTGCGGCTCGGGCCGCGCAGTGCGTCGGCACCGCTGTCAGCGGCGCATGACGTGTGCTACCGCACGCTGGAGGTGCGGCTGGAGAACAATCTGGCAGCCACGTCTGGCCCACGCACCGGCCTGGCGCCGGAAGAATATACGCGCACGGCGCCGCCGACACTCACGCTGGCGTTCGAGCTGCCGCGCTACGCGAGCGACGTGTGGCTGAAGACCTGGGACGACGGCGAGCCGCTCATGGGTACACTGGCGTTCACCGGGCCGGCGATCGGCGGCAGTGGGCAGACCTATCACCTGACCTGGTCACTGCCGGCGCTGCGCCTGACGGCTGTGCGGCCCAGCCCGGTACAGGTGGGATTGCCGAGCGTGCAGCATGTCCTTCAGGCAGAGGTGCCGGACGCGCCGGCGGCGGGGATGCCAGCCACGATGCTCGGGGGGCCGGTGGGCGTCGAGATGGTGTGTGGCGTGGCGAACAATCCACTACTGACGTAGGAGAGCGGGTATGGCAGAGGGAACAAACGGACAGGCAACACCAGAGACGCCGCTGAAAAAACCCGTCTTTCTCATCACGGACAAAGAACGGCTGAGCTTCACGTTTGAAGAGAGTACCTTCTGGTATCGACGTTTACCGCCTTCAAAGCGGCATGAACTCCTCACGACGCATGCCCAACGCGGCACCTTTGATATGCAAGGCGTCGCAGGCCTGCAACTGGCGATTGCGACCTATTGTATCCGGGGCTGGGAGAACGTCCTCGATGCGCAGATGCAACCCGTGCCCTTTCTCGAAGAGATTATCCCGTATCTGCCCTGGGCCGTGATCCAGCGCATCGATGAGCTGGCCATGGAGACGTCTCCTGAGCAACTGCGCGAGAGGTATACCGATTTTTTGATGCACGCTTCGCCCTCGTCTCCCCCAGCACTGGCAAGTCCATTACCTGCTGGGACTGCAGAGCGCAACTAGGGGAAGAGGGCGAGGAGATTCCCTGCGACCGTGGCGGGCTCAAGGCGTGTCATTACTGGCGCACGCACGGGTACAGTCCTGGCATGCCGGTGCATGCCGACGACCTGCAAGCCTGGGAACTCTTCTGGCAAGCGCAGAAAATTGGCTGGGACGCGGTACGTATCTTCCGCAAGCTGGATGACCTGGATGCGTACGCCGCCGACTGGCTGCTGACGCGACTCGTCATTCTCGCGGAGTACGTGCAGGCCCAACAACAGGCCATCCAGGACCAACGCTAGGAGGAGACGCTTGTGCCACCAGTGGTGTTAGAAATACTTGTCGATGCTGACAAAGGTATCGTCGAGCTGCGCCAGTTCGATAAGGCTCTGCAAGACACCACCAAAGCCACGCAGCAGCAGACCCAGGCACAGCACCAGGGGACCCAGAGCAGCACCTCCTTTGCGTCCAGCCTGGCGCAGAGCACCAAAGCGGCCGCGGGCCTGGCGGCGGGCTTCGCCGGCGTGGCCGGCATCGCCACGACGCTTGGCGCGGCGACCACCGCGGCGACCGGGTTTGAGGCCGCGCTCAATGCCATCAACGCACTCGGTACGGTCAGTACCGGACAGCTCAGCAAATTGCGTGAGCAACTCTTAGCCCTCCCACCAGCCCTGGGTTCGTCCACCGAACTCGCCAAAGGACTCTACGACATTCTCGGCGCGAACGTCCCCGCCGACAACGCCATCACCGTCCTGACCCGCTCGGCTGAACTGGCGAAGGGTGGACTCGGGAACCTCGATACCGCCATCAACGCGGTGACCAAATCGGCGGCCGCGTTCGGTATCCCGCTGGAGCAGGCGCAGTACGTTACCGACGTCTTTACCCAGACGGTCGTGCGTGGGCAGGGGCGCTTAGAGGAGTTCGCGCAGGCCTTTCCCCAGGTCGCGGCCACGGCCGCCGCCACAGGTGCCAGTTTTATCGACACCAATGCGGCCATCGCCGTCCTGACCCAGACGTTCAAGAATGCGGATACGGCTGCCACGGGTCTCAATTCCTTCTTTCAGCAACTCATCCAGAACAGCGCGAAATTCGCCGCTGAGGGTATTAACGTCAAGCAGGTCCTTGCGGAAGAAGGTTTGACGGGCATCTTTCGGCGCTTGAACGAGGTCACCGGCGGGAGCGCCGAACGCCTCAAGGAACTGATTAACGATTCCGAGGGCTTTCGTGCCGCGCTGACGCTGACCGGCACACAGTTCGAGACGTTTAACGAGACGGTCGGGTCGTATGCGGGTGTCACCGGGCTGGCCCAGCAAGCCGCCAGCAAGAATCTGGCGGGGGCCGGGGCGGCCTGGCAGACGTTCATCAACACCCTGGATCGCCTGGTACAGGAAGTCGCCCCACCGCTCCTCAGCGCGTTTACCAGCATCACCGGTGCAGCCGCGACCCTGGCGGCTGATGTGACGAAGCTCTGGCGCGCCTTCGCGCAGAGCGAGACGCTGCGCGCGCTGACGGCGGATTTTCAGCAGTTTTTTCAGCTCATCGGACAATCCGACGCCTTCCAGACGCTCAATGCCAATCTCCTCACAACGACCGGCAATGCGACGGACACGTACAACGCCTTCGTGGTCTTTGATGCGCTCCTCACGGGGAATGTCCGGCCTGCTATCGACTTTGTGACGGCGGGCTGGGATCTGCTCAATGCGGCGTTTACGTACACCACCGCTGGGGTGATCAAGCTTGGGCAATACCTCGTCGATGGCCTGGTCACGCCACTGGCGCAGGTCTTTGCCGCGCTGGAGAAAGGCGCCGTGGCGCTTGGACTCGCCGATGGCCGCTTCAGCCAACTCGCCGCTGCCAGCCAGCAGCTCAGCAAGGATCTGGCGCAGGCGAGTGCGACCTTCCAGGGCATGGCCGATGACTTCGTGCTGGGCACGAACCGCATCGGTACGTCGCAGGACGGCGCCAGCAAGGCCGTGACGACGACGACAGAGGCGGTGAAAGCGCAGAGCGCGGCGCTGCCGCAGCAGGGGAAAGCCGCGAGCGATGCCGCCAAAGCCACCGCGCAGCTCAGCGCGTCGCAGCAGGCGCTCCAGAAAGACTTTGAACAGGCCAATACCGCGGCGAGCGGGCTCAAGGCAACGCTCGAAAAGCTGAAGCTGGGCGACGTTATCAAGGCGATTCCGACTGAAGAACTGACCCGTGCCGTGGCGACCGTCGTCGCGCAACTGAAGGTGATGGAAGAGAGCGGGACGTTTTCCGCGCGTCAGATAAGCCAAGCCTACGAGGACGCCGCTGCGGTCTTGCGTGAGCGCTTTGGGGCCTTGCCCGCAGACTTTCAAAAAGCGTTTGACGGTATGCGCGCCAAGGCGAGCACGACCGCGGACGGCATTGCGGCCGCGTTTGAGCGCATGGGCCTGGAAACCCGTGCAGCCTTGCAGCGCACGGCCACCGAAGCCCTGGCCGATTTCAAGACGATCCTCGACGCTGGCACGGCCACGCCGGAGCAGTTGCTCGATACCTGGCTTGAGGTGGTCGATCAGATCGACAAGGCGGGATTTCAGACGCTCCCCAAGGATTTTCAGACCGTCAATAATCGCATGCTCGACATTGCGCGGAAAGCCGGCATCGATCTCCCCAAGCCCTATGTCGACGCGTTTGGTGAGATTGCCCTGTCTGGAGAACGCGCTGGTGAGAGACTGAAACAGGCCGCGCACACGATAGATACCTCCTGGCTCCAAACGAGGGGAGCCTTAGAGCGAGCCAAGGGCGCGGTCGACTCGCTGGAAGGTTCGACGCAGGGCCTCAGCGCGACAGCCATCATGCTCGGCCATACGCTCAATGCAGCGGGCAAAGAAGTCAACGCGTATGGCAACGCCATTGCCGAACTGAGCAAGGCGACCAAAGATCTGATGGCTGCGCGCATCGTCGTCGAGACGCCCTTCGCCAGTGACGAAGAGGGCATTCGTCAGCAGATTGCGGAGACCACGAAGCTCATCAGTGACATTACGGGCGGGACCGGGGTGTATACTGGAACGACCCTGAAAGACCGCGAAGCGCTGCTCAAGCGTTACAATGACATCTTAGAGAAGCAAACCGCGGTGCTCAATACGATTCTCGCCGCCAAGAAAAACGCCTCGACTGCCACCGCCACCGGCACCGGCACCGGCACCGGCACCGCCACCGGCACCGGCACCACCACCGGGACCACCACCGGCACGCGGCCGACGGGGGGCGGCAGCGGCTTTGCGCCGACCGCGCCCATGGCACCCACCGGCCCCTCCGGCGGCTCCCTGGTGATCGGCGGTGGAACGACGCGGCCTGGGAGTGGGATCCCTGAGACGACGACGCAGCGCACCGCGACGTATAATCTGGTCATTCAGACGCAGGCACAGGACGCCGCCACGCTGGCGCGGGACCTGGTGCCGTATCTCAGGCAGGCCGATCTGACCAGACGGCCGTTGACAGGATAGGGTATGGCATATCCCCAGTTCGTTAAAGCGGGCGTCCCGACCGTCACGCTGACACGCGGCCAGACGTGGCCGGCGCAGACGAGCATCGAGACCGGGCAGGTCGTCGCGCTGACGGATGGCATGCTGGCGCTGGCGCTGAAATTCGCGCCGACGCGGCCGCGCTATACCGTGCAGCTTGGCGGTCTGTCACAGAGCGATTTTGACGCCCTGTGGGCGTTCCTGTGGCACCCGCTCATCGACGGCAGCCAGCAGCCCTTTACCTGGATCGACGAGCGCGGGGTGAGCCGTACGGTGCGCTGGCTCCTCGACACTGCCTTCACCTGGGAAGAAACGTCGGCTGGGCGCCTGAGCGTGACGCTTATCTTGCGCGAGGAGGGGTAGGCATGCGCGCGGTCTCGGACGCCTGGGCGCCGCTCGTGGCCATATACCGGCAAGGGCTGGGGGTGGAAGACTTCCTCGCCGTCCTCCTGCCCAGCCGCAACCTGGCGCTCACGGCCCGGCCCTGGCCCGATGGGTGGCTCCCTGCCGGGATGCTCGTCTACCCGTACCTCGCGCCCATGGGCCAGGGGGTGGGCGCCATCAGTATCGAGCTGGCCGACGATCGCTCCTCCCGGCTGGGCACGGTACAGTGCCAGGTGCGCGTGCAGGCCGGGCAGGTCGGAGCGCCCCTGGACGCCGTACAACGCCTCCTGCTCACCCTCAGTGAACAGCCAGCGGTGGTGTGGGGGGGGTTTCTGGGCGGCGCGGCGCATACGGACAGCCAGATCCTCACGCTCTTTAGCGGCCGGGTGCAGGCGCCGCGCCTGACGCGTGGCCTGCTCACGTTCACGATTGTCGATGGCAGCGCGCAAGATCACCGCGACATCGAAGTGCCGCTCGGCACCAGCGTCTTTCCCGGGGCACCGCTCGAGGCCCATGGACTGACCATTCCCCTCATTATCGGGACCGCGCTCGGGGTGTCGCCAACGCTGGTCTCGTCGGTCGCCACCGGCACGCTCGCGACCCCGCTGCCGGCCGCGGCCGTGGAGGCCATCAACCTGGAGGAAACGGGCGCGAACTTCCCGGCAGCCGGGGCGATCGTGGTGGGTGGCGAGACGATCACCTACAGCGGCCGACGGGTCGGGCTGCTCCTCGATGGCGCCTCCGCGCTGCAACTGCTGGCGCCCGTGCGCAGCGCGCCAGCGGCCCATCTGGCTGGCGCGGCGGTGACGCTGGCGCCGCCGATCATCTACCGCTACCTCATTGGGCTGGGTCTCACGCCGCTGGAGCTGCTGGCGGTGCGCGATCAGGACGGGGTGATCGACACCTCTACGTTCGTGACCGACCCGCCGGGGCTCCCGGCCGGGACCGCGGTGCTCGAACTGCCCACGGCGCACGAGGGCGTGCAGGTGGATGTGCAGGTGATCCCGGTCCCGCCCCTCCCCCCCCTCCTCAACGGAGGCTTTGAGATGGGCACGCTGGCGCCCTGGACACCGCTCCCAGGGACGACCGCAGCCGTGGTGCTCCAGGCGGTCCAGGCCGGGTCCTACAAGCTGCAGCTCCAGGAGGTGGGAACCGTACTGGTGGGTGTCACGCAAGACGTCGCAGTCGAGGTGGGCGAGCGGTATGTGGTGCTGGTCAACTGGCGCACGCCAGTGCAGGTGGAAGCGACTGACGGTGGCGCTGAAGGCGGGAATCTCCTGGAGAATGGGGATTTCACCGATCCTCCGGACCCGCCAGAGCCTCCCGAATTTCCGGAGCCGACCGCGGCGGTCTGGGAGATCGAGACGGAGGGCATGGCGCACGCGACGCCCAGCTATGAGCCCCCGCCCCCGGACCCGGAGCCCCCACCAGAGCCCCCACCAGAGCCCCCACCGCCCAGCACGGTCAACGAGCACGGCAGCCAGGTCTTTACCTTGCCCGTCAAGCCCTTGTACGAAGACGATCCGGACCCCACCTCGTCGTTTGGGTACCGGGCCGCGGGCTATGCCTCCTACCGGGCGACCATGGAGCAACCACTGACGCTCGCGCCCGGGCAGACGGTGGCACTGGATGTGCGCGTGTCCGCCTTTCTGTGGGCTGGGCGCACGGACGTGGTCTACGCCGCCGCGGGGGGCGCCCTGGGCGTCACGCTCGGCAGCCTCCCGCCGCTCAGTGAAGTCACGGTCGAGGTCCAGCTGTGGCCGGTGCCTGGGGGCGGGCGGCCGGAGTATCAACGCTATCTGCAACCCGACCAGCCGGCGGGCCCGTCTGGGAGGCAGGCCGAGTTTCGCTTGCAGAGCACCGTCACGCCGGTGGGCGGGGAGTACCGCTTCGTCATCGCGATCAGTGGGCGCTATATTGGCCAGATTCCCCCGATTGAGGTCACCACCGCCGTGGTCTCGGTCGCCCCGTAGGAGCAGCACGTGGCAGAGGACAGTCGGCAAGGGAGCGGCATCATCTACCTCGGCACCCCAGCGAACCCGACGCTGTACACCGCCCGCGTGCTGCGCGGACCATCTGAGTGGCAGCGACTCGCCGTGGCCTTCGTCGCGACGGCGCCGACGGTGCGCATCTCCCTGCTTGGTCAGGCGTCGAGTGCCGGGAAGACGGTCGAGTATGACGGTATCCGGTTCCTGCCGCCCGGCCGCAATCCCGTGCTCCTCATGGCCGCCATCTTTGCCCGCTTCCTGCCCCATCTCACGCTCGATCCGGTCAGTGTGCAGGTCGCGGCCGATCGCCGCAACGAGTGGCTCTTTAGTGGCTATATCCCCGATCCAGGGCGGACCGATGCGCTGCTCACCCGCATGTCGCAGGAATGCTTCTGTACCGTCTTCAAGGACCTGGACGGTGTCTACAAGATCACGGCCGATGATCCGGACCACCTGGCCGTGCTGCATCTCGACAGCCAGCACGACATTGTCCAGGAGACGCTGGAGGTGCAGGGGCTGCCCATGGACCAGGTCTACACGGATTTTTACCTGTGGTATCAGCGCGTTACGACGCAGGTCACCACCAGCCAGGCCGGGCAGTATGCGGCAGTCATCTACGTCACCCCGGACGACTCGATCAGCCAGTACGCCGAACTCCAGACCTTGTGCAGCCAGGCGGCCTCGACCCTCCAGACGCGCGCGCGCTTTGACTTCTACAGTGATTTCATTGCCGATCCGGCCACCGCCGATTTGCTGCTGTCCCGGTTCGTGCGCCAACTCAGTGTGCTCAGGCGGGAGGTCGCGCTCCAGGCGGCGCTGCCGGCGCTGCCCCTGAGTCTCACCGACCACGTCGCCGTGCGTGCGCCGCTCATGGGGCAACAACCCTTTGTCGGCGAGATGCGCCGGTACGCGTTGGCCTTCACGGCGCAGGCCCCCGGGCTCGGGCTGGGACTCACGCTGCGGGAATCCGGGTTGGTGCGTGGCGTGTGGGAGACGTGGGACGTGGGCGGGTTGACGCCGAGCGGCGACCCCGCGGACCCAGGCGGCCCAACGGACCCAGGCGGCCCCAGGGGCCCCATGGGCCCCCCCGGCGCGGCGCGGGTGCGCGAGCGCTGGGACGCGGACGATGGGCCGGGGCCAGGGGACGATCCCTGGCACCACCAGGCGACGTTGCCCATTCCGCTGCTGGCTGCACTCATGCGCCTGGTCGATACCGAGGCCGGGGTCACCGACTTGCTCGGGGCGGGAGGCCTGCCCGGTTCGGCGCAGGCCCCGGTCTGGCGCTCCTCCGACGTGGGCGGCGCGTCCCGCACGGACTGGACGCCGGCCCTGACACCGGTCGGGGGTGGCGACGGCACGGCGCTCGGCATCTTCAGTGATGAGGTCAGTGATCCTACCCAGACGTTGCGTCCAGTCTATGCGCCCATCCACCCCACGAGCAGTCCTGGGGCGTCGGAGGTCTGGCGGCTGGATGCGGCATTTTTTGCCACGCCAACGCTGGCCTGTCCGCTGCCAGGGGGCACGGTCGTGACGGCCATGCTGGAGAATGCGGGCAGCCTGTTTCTGGGCACCAGCGCGGGCGACGTCTATCGCTGGACGCCGCCCGCGACCCCGTCTCTGGTGCTCAGTACGACGGGCGACGCCGTGCGCAGCCTGTCCATCATGCGTCTCAATCTCTTTCCAGACCCGATGGCGCTGGTCGCCTTCATCGAAGCGTCAAGCGGGCTGCTGACGTATTACACCATGCGCAACGATGAGCTGGCACCCGACGTCTGGGCGCCGTATACGTTCGAGGGGCTGACCGGCACGCGCTGTTCCAATGCCCAGGAAATCCGCAACCGGATCAGTGCGGCCAACTATAGTATGATTGCCACCGGTACTGAGGCAGGCGACCGGGTGGACATGTGGGAGCTGGGGACGACGGCGGCGACGCTCGTGCGCAGCTTTACCGAACGGGGCAATCAGCGCCCAGGCGTCATCGAGGCTCTCTATATGCAGGAGGAGGACGCGTGGCCGTGGGTCTTTGTCGGGCGGCATTCCCTGAGCACCACGCCCCTGCTCAGTCTCTGGGTCTATCATCCGGGCGCGATGGCGGGTGCGCAGTGGCGGCAGTCGGCCAATTTCGCAACCAGCACCGATGGGAGTGGCGTGACGGATACGAATACGTCGATCACCGCTCTGGCGCAACTCACGCTGCACGGCAAGGTGTATGCGGCGACAGGCACGCCGCACGCAGGACCGCAGCCTGGCGCGCGGGTGTACGTGTATCCGACGCCGGATTAGGAGACGCGGTGGCCTTCGCAGAGTGGGAATTTTTCTATGCGCGTGTCACGCAGCAGGCCTACCTGGATGTTGCAACACCCGTCGTCGGCAGCGGTTCGCTGCGCCTGGTCGGGTCCGCCGACGGTCCTGGCGCCATCCAGGGCCGCTGGGCGCAGGCGAGCAACCGGGGCTTTCGCCAGGGACGCGTGAGCACGCTGGTGCAACCCGTGGCGGGCGAGACAGGCCAGGACATGTACGGCGTCTACGGCGCGACGTCGCAGGACGATCTCACGGGCACAACGGGTACTGCCTACGCCGCACTGCTGGTGGTCGGCTCGACGCCCGAGACGTGGGAGGTGCGCCTGGTGAAAGTCACGGCGGGCTTTGGCAGTCCCCTCACGGTCATGCAAACGACGCCGGTCACCATGGCCTTTGGGCAGACGCTGGCGCTGCAACTGCAGTGGCTCTCCGAGTCGTCCTTTGGGACCGCGCTGCGTGTCGCCATCGGGCGGGCGCTGGATTACAGCGATCTGGTGGCGTGTCCCATCGTGCAGGAGCCCGGCGTGCTGCTCACCAGCTCCCAGGGCGAGGGACCACTTGCCGTGCTCACTGCGAGTGGCGATTGCAAATTCGACCAGTCCCAGAACGAGGAAATTTGACATGTCCCTCACTATCACCCGTCCTGCCATTCCCGTCCCGCTGCCCCTCGCGCGCGGTGGCACGGAAGCGACCACGCCCAGCGGCGCGCGCACGGCGCTCGAACTCGGCGATCTCGCCCTGCTCACCGCGCCCGGCGGCACGAGCACGTTCCTGCGCGCCGATAAGACGTGGGCCGTGCCCGCCGGGGGTGGGGGAGGCGCGCCCACGGATGCCGAGTATATTACGAGTACCGTCAACGCCACTCTCAGTGCCGAACGCGTCCTGACCGACACCGCCACGATTACCTGGGACCGCACAACGTCTGGCCAGATCAAGGCCAATGCGATTGGCGGTGGGGGCTACACCGATGAGCAGGCCCAGGATGCCGTGGGTGCCATGCTCCTCGATACGGCCACCATCGCGCTCGCGTACGCCGATGCCACCCACGCGCTCAGTGCCAGTGTGATCGACGCCAGCATTACGGAAGCCAAGCTGGGCTTCAGTGATGTCGCTACGAAAGATGCCTCAACGACGGCGCATGGGCTGCTCAGGAAACTCTCCGGCACGGCGACGGAGTATCTCAATGGGGCGGGGGCGTGGACGACGCCAGCGAGCGGAGGGACGAACTACTGGAGTCGCACGGCCATTGCGGCGACGACGCTGGCGACAGGCTTGCTGGCGTACTGGGATCTGGAGGAAGCGACCGGCAACCGTCTAGATGCGGTCGGCACGAATCATCTGGTCCCGACCGGGACGACCGCGCAGGTCAGTAGTGCAGCTGGCAAAATTGGCAGCGCCCTCGCCATGAACGGCACGGCAGGCACGTATCTTAGCGTGGCCGATAACGCGACGCTCTCAGCCGGAGCGAATACGAGCTTTACCCTGGCCTGCTGGGTGTATCTTGCGAGCACCGCGAGTCCCATGGGGCTTGTCGGCAAAGGCTCGGCGGCGGTCAGCACGAACAACGTTGAATACCTGTTGTGGTTCTATAATGACGCGTGGAACTTTGCGGTTGGCAGTGGCGCGAGCTTTGTCTTGCTCGCCTCCCCCACGCCGCCTGTGGCGGGGGCCTGGACGCTCCTGATTGGTTGGTACGATCATGTAGCGGATATCCAGTATCTCCAGGTCAATAATGGCACGCCGGCGCAGGTCGCCAACACGGCGGGGTCCTATGACTCGACCCTGCCCTTTGAGGTGGGGCGCACGGTCGGATTTGCCACGCAGTCGCTGAATGGCCGGATCGATATGCCGTGCTTCTGGAAGCGCGTGCTGACCGCGCAGGAACGCGCCGATCTCTGGAACAATGGCAACGGCATAGCTTATCCATTTGCGCAACCTGCGCAACTCACCACGGCCACGGCGGGGGATCAACTCTTGCTGTCCACCAGTGCGCTGACACAAGAGCGCCTGGAAGTCAGTAGCGGCATCAAGCTCGGCACCACGGCGGGACTGACCGATGGGATTATCCGCTGGACCGGCACCGACTTCGAGGGCCGCAAAGGGGGCGCCTGGGTCTCCATGACCGGTGGGGGCGGCGGGCAACCGCTCGACGCCACGTTGACCGCGCTCGCCGGACTGGCCACGGGCGCGGACCAGCTCCCCTACGCCACCGGCGCGGATACGTTCGCCCAGACGCCGCTGACGCCCTTGGCACGCACGCTCCTGGACGATACGACGCAAGCCGCCATGCAGACGACGCTGGCGCTGGTGCCTGGCACGCATGTGCAGGCGCAGGACGCCGAACTCCAGGCCCTGGCGGGGCTCACGAGCGCGGCGGATCGCCTCCCCTACTTTACCGGGCTGGGCACGGCGGCGCTCACGGCGTTCACGGCGGCGGGGCGCTCGCTCGCGGGGGCGGCAGATGCGGCGGCGCAACGCACGGCGCTGGCGCTGGGCACGATGGCGACGCAGGACGCGAGCGCGGTGGCGATTACGGGGGG